TTTTGCGCCCGCCGGTAGCCATTCCGAGCGGGCGCTTTTACGTTCACAGCGGCACCCGCTGTGCCGGCGGCGAGCGTTGACCCCCTCACGCTCGCCGCCAACCACCTTTCGCCGCCCTCACCCACGTTGGTCGGGTAACTGCCTTGTAAGCAGTCCTGCGCAGGTTCGATTCCTGTGGGTGGATCCAATTCGCCCGTGCCCTCCGCTACGCGCGGCACCGGGCAATGCGGTCTAATCAGCCGCACCCAATAACCTCTAGCCGCCCACGGGTGAGCATAGCCCCACGAGGCGGTAAGATGAGCCCATACGAGTGGCTAACCCTGGCGTTGGTTGCCGTTGGCACAATTGGCGTGCCCATGGCCCTGTACGTACACGGTGGAACTCGCAGGCGCATCGAAGAAAATCGATTAGAGGCAGCCGAGAAGGTCAAGGTTCTGTGGCTCAAGCATGACGAGATGGTCCTTTCGCGGGAAAGGACCGCCGCTGACCACGCCGAGTTCAAACTTATGGTCGCACGCGAATATGTGACCCTCGAAATGCTGAACCAAATCGAGAAGCGGATGGACTCGAACTTCCGCGAACTCAAGGGTGACTTCAAAGCCAGTACCGATTCGATCATCCGCGCGCTTGAAGCTCACCGGGCCGAAGACGCCAAGCGCTAAAATTCGGGAGGGATCACTCAGCCGATCCCGCGAGGATCGGGGCATACCAACCGCCCATGCAAGCCAGCCCTCCCCGGCCGCGTGCCGTCACATACTGGCAATGGGCGCAACCTCGCCGGAAAACCGCCGCCGAACCGGAATGAGCCGGTGAAGCGGCGCACCGGGCGGAGGAGATGAAGGATTTGGATGATGCCCAGCAAGCCCCCCATCGACTGGGAAGCCGTAGAGCGGGAATACCGGGCGGGCCAACTTTCCGTCGCTGAGATTGGACGGCAATTCGCAGTTTCGCGCGCGGCCATCATGAAGCGCGCAGCCAAATTCGGATGGGTTCGCAATCTCGCTGACGAGGTTCGTCGTGAGGTCGAAAGTAAGCTGGTTGCAGATGCGGTTTCAGGCGGGGTTACATCCTGCAACGCACGCGAAACCATCGACGCAGCTGCTTCCCGTGGCGTCGAGGTGGTCCGCCAGCATCGCCGCACACTGTCTCGGCTCAACGGCATTGCCAACGGCCTGATGACGGCCATGGAGTCCCGGCTTGAAGCCGTCCGCACCGGAGTGACCGACACTCCCGAACTGGTGGCGTCCTTCGCGCTCCTTGGCGAAAAAGAAACCATCGCGGACGCCATGGAAAAGGTGAGCCGCACCATCGCCAAGGTGGTTCCGCTAGAGCGCCAAGCGTTCGGCCTGGACAAGGCGCAGGACGCATCCCCCGCGTCAGACCCCCGTACTAAGGCAGAACGTGATGCTGCTATCAGGGCTGCCCTCGGAGAAGAATGAACAGCGGGCGCACCTGCACCTTCTCGCCTATGCTGCCTACCAGTGGCCGCGATATCGTGTTGGCGCGCATCATCGACGCATTGCTGCCAAGCTTGAAGCGGTTGAACGAGGCGAGATTAAGCGACTGATGATCCTGATGCCGCCTCGGCACGGGAAATCGATGCTGACGAGTGAGTTCTTCCCGGCTTGGTATATGGGCCGCAACCCCGAAAACTACATCATCGCTGCGACCTACGCCCAAGAGTTCGCCGACGACATTGGCCGCAAGGTCCGCAATCAACTAACCGATCCTGATTTCCGCGCGATCTTCCCCGGCGTCATGGCGCGGTCGGACAGCACCAGCGCCAAGCGGTTTCACACCACCAGCGGCGGTTCGTATTTCGCGGTTGGCGTCGGCGGGCCTGCCACCGGACGCGGCGCGCATCTGTTCCTGATCGACGACCCGCTGAAAAACCGCGAGGATGCAGAGAGCGAGGCGCTTCGGCGCAAGCTCAAGGACTGGTACACTTCGGTCGCCTACACCCGCCTAATGCCAGGCGGCGCCATCGTCATCATTCAGACTCGCTGGCACGAGGATGACTTGGCGGGCTGGCTTCTCGCCGAACATGCGCATGAAGGATGGGACGTCCTGAGCCTGCCCGCCATCGACGATGACGGCGATGCGCTATGGCCCGAAGCCTACCCGCTTGAACGCCTTCGGGAGATCGAGCGCACTATTGGACCGCGCGATTGGGCAAGTCTATATCAACAACGCCCGGCACCAGCGGCCGGTGCCCTGTTCGACGTTGGTAAAATCCAGGTCGTCGATGCACTGCCGCTTGGGCTGACGCTGGTTCGCGGCTGGGATTTGGCGGCAACACGACAAGTCGGCACCAACAACCCGGATTGGACGGTTGGAGCGCTTCAAGGACGCGGTCGAGATGGCGTGTTCTATATCGCCGATATCGTCAGGTTCCGAGGCAGCCCATTGGATGTCGAGACGGCCATTGACAACACGGCAGATTTGGACGGGCCGCACGTCAAGATAAGCATCCCGCAAGACCCAGGCCAAGCCGGCAAGGCTCAGGCGCTCCGGTTTGTGCAAATGCTCGCCGGGCACACGGTCGTCACCAGCCCGGAGACAGGCGACAAGGCGACACGCGCGGCACCATTCGCGGCACAGGTTGAAGCCGGCAACGTCCGCATGCTTCGCGCGCCGTGGAACCGCATGCTGATCGACGAAATGACGATGTTCCCGAACGGGACGAAAGACGATCAAGTTGACGCACTATCCCGCGCGTTCTCCGAGCTATCGACCCGCAAGCCCATGTCCATTTCCCCCGACGCAATGAAGGCCATTACCCGCCGATGACCCGCCGCACCCCCTCCCGCCCTGCTGTGCCAGCCCCCGTGCGCGCGCCCATGAGCATCCGGCGGACTGCGGTTGCCGATTGCAAGGGGCCTGAGGCGCATAAGCTGGAAGCTTGGACGGTTGCCCGCCCCATGCCCGGCGTCATGCCTGCCGGGGCCGGAATGGCGATGGATAGCGCGATCCAGTCCTCGTATGACTGGGCGCAATCGAGCGCGCTGTATTCGGAGGGTTTGGGCTTTCTCGGCTACCCGTACCTCGCCGAACTGACCCAGCGCGCCGAATACCGCCGCCCTGCGGAAATCATGGCCCGCGAGATGACCCGCAAATGGATCAAGCTGACGGCTACGGGCGGCGATGACAAGACAGACCGCATCGCCGAGCTTGACGCGGAAACGAAGCGCCTGGACTTGCAGGGTGTGTTCCGTCGCGCCCTGGAAATGGACGGGTTTTTTGGTCGGGCGCATCTATTCCTCGACTTCGGAAATGTCGATCCCGACGAGGTGAAGACGCCTCTTGCGCTGAGTTCGGCTAAGATCGCCATCGGCTCGCTTAAGCGTGTTGCCGTCGTTGAGCCGATGTGGACGTACCCGAACAACTACAACTCTGTCGATCCGCTCGCCCCCGACTTCTACCGGCCCGGCGATTGGTTCGTTATGGGCAAGTCGGTGCACAAGTCGCGGCTGCTGACGATTATCAGCCGCGATGTCCCGGACATGCTCAAGCCGGCCTACTCCTTCGGCGGGTTGTCGCTGTCGCAGATGCTCAAGCCGTACGTCGATAACTGGCTGAGAACGCGTCAAAGCGTATCGGACGGCATATCGAACTTTAGCATTATGATGCTGCTGACCGATTTATCGTCCGTCCTCAATGGCGGTGGCGCGCAGACGATCCTTGATCGCGCGGCCATGTTCAATGCCATCCGCGACAACAACGCCGTAATGATTGCGGACAAGAATAACGAAGATCTCAAGAACGTCAGCATGCCGCTCTCTGGCCTCGATCACCTTCAGGCACAGAGCCAAGAGCATATGGCTGCCGTGTGCGGCATACCGCTGGTGAAGCTGTTCGGTATTACTCCAAGCGGCCTTAATGCTTCGTCCGAAGGCGAAATTGAGTGCTTCAACACCGAAGTCGAGGCCGCCCAAGAGGCCGTATGTACCAAGCCACTCGACTACATCTTGAAGATCATCCAGCTTTCCCTTTGGGGTGAGGTTGACCCTGATATCAGATTTATCTGGGAGCCGCTGGGCAACATGGATGCGGGGCAGATTGCAGCCGCTCGCAAGACCGATATCGACGGGGATTGCGCATTGATCGAGGCCGGCGTGATCACCCCGGAGGAGGCCCGCCAGCGATTGGCCGGCGAGGAAGATAGCCCGTACAAGGGTCTCGACTTGAGCGCTGAACTGCCGGACATGACGGGAGGTGACGACGGAGAGGGCAGCAGCCCTTTTGAGGGCGCGTCAGACGCGCAATCTCGCGGGCAGCCGGGAAATGCTGGGCAATTTGGCCCGGGCGGCGGAGCGAAAAAGGGCAATCTGACGCAGTCCGAGAAAACGTATGTCGAAATGTACACTGGGGACGACTTCCTGAAGGTAAACAGCAGCCTCAGAAGTGGGGGTGAGCCTGACAAGATGGTCAAGGCCATCGACTCCGCTATAGACAAGAGCCCCCCCATTGCCGAGAAAAAAACACTGTACCGGGGGATGTCGAGGGACGCAGCTAAGCAACTGTTCCCAAACGGCGAGATTAACGTCGGGGACACGATCTCCGATCGAGCATTTGCATCAACCTCGAAATCGACATTTTCCGCTCAGGCTGCGGCAATCGGCGGCGTCATGCTCGTTATCGAGGCGATGCCTGGAAGCAAGGGGATGGATGTTGGGTCGGTGACGCGGAATCCGTCGGAAGACGAAGTTTTGCTTCCTCGAAATGCGAAGATGAAGGTTTTAGGTGTCCGTGCGCCAAAGAAGCATGGCGAGCCTGTCCGGGTCAGGGTTTCTTATGGGCACGAAGAATGACTCGCGGAAAAAAACCCAAGACCCTGCCGCCGGTTCGACCGAACGCGGGGCTTGAGGCGGCATTCCAGGCCAAGCTGGACCGCATGATAGAAGACATGCATTCGAGCGTCCTGTACTGGCTCAGAGCGGCTTATCGGGCCAATTCCCCCGAGATGGCGCTAGACGCCAGCCCGGCGCGGACGATGCAGACGGTCATGCGGCGGCTGGCGCGGAAGTGGCAGAAGCGGTTCGACGAAGCCGCCCCCGAGCTGGCGGAATACTTCTCGACTCGGATGGCGGATCGCGTTGACGGTTCGCTGACTTCGATTTTGAAGAAGGCCGGATTTGCGGTTGACTTCAAGATGACGGATGCGGCCAACGACGTGATGCAAGCGACCATCGGTGAGCAGGTTGGGCTGATCAAGTCGATTGCGTCTGAGTACCTGTCAGATGTGAACGGTATGGTCATGCGGTCGGTGGCTGCCGGTGGCGACATCGGCGGCTTGGCGGACCAACTGCAAAAGCGATACGGCATTACCCGCCGCCGCGCAGCCCTTATCGCCCGTGACCAGAACAACAAAGCCACGGCGACCATGACGCGGGTGCGGCAAGAAGGTCTGGGCATCACAGAGGCGATTTGGAAACACAGCCACGCCGGCAAGCATCCCCGCCCCAGTCACCTTGCCGCCGATGGTGAGCGCTACAAGATCAAAGACGGCTTGGTGCTGGACAAGGTGAGGTGCTGGCCTGGGACGGAAATAAACTGCCGCTGTTTGAGCCGGAGCATTATCCCAGGGTTTTAGTTGATCATCACCACCATTGACCCTAGGTCACGATATTCCCCATTGGGATCGGGAATAGTCACTTGCGTTGGCGTGCTATACCCACGGCGGGCCATATCGTCCGGAACAAGCACTACCGTATCCCCCGGCACGCCTTCGAGCGCTTTGCGCAGTTCGTCAACGGTCATGATGCCACCTTATAGTTCGCGAAAAAGAACACGTTTTCTCGGCTAACGATACCATTCGGACGGGTGATTGACTCAGCATGTCTTATCGCATCGTCGATGGAATCCATGCGCTCACACCCGATAATCACATAGTCTAGGCCGTAAAATATTCCTGGGTTCACTCGCACAAAATTCGCGGCGTCGTCCAATGTTGGGGTTCCGCCTAGATAGAGGTGGAAAATACCGTGCATATCAACCGTGCGAGACACCAGTACAAATAGTCCAATCTTCCCGTTCGCACATGATATATTTGGCACTGTAACATATGACGGTTCTGGCATCGTCGGCCATGGAAGAAGGGTCTTTCTGATATCGACGGTGATTATTTCTGTGACGGGTATTTTATCAACGGTCATTTGGCGTTATCCTCATATATTCTATCGGCTTCGGCAAACTTCTCGTCACTAAGGGGATCGTCGTCTAGTGCCCACGATTGGAAAAACCCGACTTCCGTCCAATCTTCCACAGAATCGTAACCTCCATCCGAAATCTTGATCATTCGCACACGGGGTTGCTGAACAACAAACCCGTCGCGGTCGTAGTCGTAGAAGAGTCGCACCCCGTCGCTCGCCCGCACAGACGATTGATTGACTAGCACATATCGAGCATTGGCATTGTCCTCGCCGTCCGTCCTGGGTGGGAACATCAATTCAACGGTCAGTTCGTCGCCACGCCTTGACAGCGAAAAGTTTTCCTCGCTGGTTTCGGTGACTATTTTTTGAACTTTCATTTTCTACCATCCTCACATTTATCGTCCGATTCCTCATCAATAGGCCGGTGGGCCATGACGGATTCAAACCTAACCCATTCCTCCCCTGGTTCCGACAGTTTGCGCCGAATTTCGTCTAAGATTTCATCGGCGGTTAGTCCGTCCCACTCGTGAGCGTCGTGTCCGGTCATTCTGGCTGCCTTTCAATGCCATGTTCTTCACTGACCTTGCGTAAGTCGTCATCTGTCATGACCTCCGCATATCGTGCTTGAGCGCTTAGAACACGCGCCTTTGAAGCCAAAATTGACGCAACTCTTTTGCGATATGAAACCTCCGTTTCGACTACTGGGGCAACGCATAGCTCGACGAGAAACGCAACCATTGCCCCGTCTATCAGTTCATACCGATCAACCGCGAAACGAGTTCCGAACACGGTGATGTATTTCGTCTGAATGCGAGCGCCGGTGTCTCCGTCAGTTGTCGAGATGGTCATAGTTCTTGGGGCGTGGGTTGTGTCGATCATTTGCCAATCTCCGTGTGATTAACCTGCGCAGCGTCCGAATAGCATGGAATCATCAAGCCATTTCCGCTTTGTCTCTTCTTCGGTCATTTTCTACCCCTGAAAAATTTCCCAAGCGCAATTCTACGCTCATTCTTTTGAGCGTATGTGAGATCAGGCATGACAGACGCCACCAGCCTTTTCCTGAGATGATCGGCGTCTTCATCTGGGAGTATTTCAATACCGTAAGCAATTGCGATGCGGTTAATCGGTTGCTCGACGATGGGTGACAGCATGTCTCCGATGTATTTCTCCAACTTATCCTGCATACGTTCGGCATTGTCGCTCATTTTGCCACCTCCGTCGCTGTTCGCGCAGCGTCCCGAACCTCGGCGCAGTGATCCGTAAGACATACGCCCGTGTGATCCTCAAACCACATGACGCACATGATGCCGCCGAACAGGATGACGGCGGGGACGATGAAGCTTCGCAGCAGGCTTACGATAAGCAGCGCGACGACGATAGCGATGATGAGGATGATCATGGCGCGGCCCCTTCGGTCCCGCGACGAGTGACGCCCACGCTTTGGCCGTATTCATCAAGTTTAGCGCCACTGGCGGAGTTGACGACATCGACGGTGCTATCGAATAATTGGCCTCGCTTGGGAAAACGGTCTTTGCACTCTTCGATGATGCGCTTCCGGTAATCATCGTCCACCTCGACCTCGACGGCGGTGAGTTGATCTTCGCGCGCCCAAATACTAGGACCACTTCCGAAGCAAGCGACGAGGCGGCTGTTGCCGCTCGATCCTGTGACCACGCCAGACGCCCTGCTCATGCCCCTTTTTGGCAATGTTGCGGAGATGGCGGCATTGAACTTAACCACGGTGCCGACGCGGATGGGGAGCTTGGGCGGATCGACAGCCTCCGGCGCGTCCTTGATCTTCGCTGCAAGCTCACGAATTGGGACTATCGACGGAAGCAACCCCAGTTCGCGGAGTCTGCAAATCTCTAGATCGGACTTCCCTAGGATAGCAACTGCTTCGGCCACGAGAATAAGCAATGCGCGCTCGTCGTCAGTCATCTTTCTTACCCCCTCATTTTCCGGAGAACCATTCTCCAAGCGTGGGATTGTATCACATGGCGACGACCCGCAACAATGGGAATGAATTTGCGCTTGATGAGCAGTCGCGCGCGCCAGACGGAAAATTCGGAAGCGGATCGGGGGGGGGGTGGAAAGCCGCCGAGCCCCCATCACGACACAAAAAAAGGCGGGGCGGGTGCGTTCGCCCATTCCGGGACGGCCGATCTTGCGGCGCAGGGGTTCAAGCCGAAGAAGCGCGGGGACGGGAGCAGTGCAACGGCAGTGGCCCTGGTCGCATGGCAATCGGCGAAGACGAGCGGAAAAACGCAGACAGTCGTTCAGACGGGGCGCGGCTTTGCAATTCTTGAGCCTGGATCATCCGTATCGTATTCGCAGCCTCACATGACCGTAAGCCCAGAGGGAATCGTCAATAGCTACAAAGCGCCGAAACTTTCCGGTGACGCACTCGCCAAAGATGACCGAAGGGCGTTGATGCTGGAAATCTTCCGCTTGATGTCAAGGATTGGAAGATTGCGCGGCTTTGCGTGCGATGCGGAGGAAAAGATTAGATGATATCCGACAATCTCGCACTAGACCGCGCCTCCGTCCGATCAAAAGACGACTACGGGAGAATGGCCGTCGATGTCAGCAACATCTCAAAAGCCGCCGTCGACCCGTATCTCGGCAAAGAAATTCCGGACTTTGAGAGGCTTGGTCTCGATCCCGATCATGTCTATCAGCTTCTGCGCGATCCCGACGAACTGGCGAAAGCTGCGCCGTCGTTTAACGGCATCCCGTTGCTGGACACGCATGTCCCGGTGAGCGCCTGGGACCACCCATCGGGAAAGGTCGTCGGCAGCGCGGGGACGGACGCTGAATTCAAGTCTCCGTATCTCCGCAACAGTCTATCCATCTGGACGGCCCCCGCAATCTCTGGCATCGAGAATGGAGAGCAAAAGGAACTGTCCTGCGGTTACGGTTACGACGCGGATATGTCGCCCGGTACATTTGATGGCGTCAAATATGACGGCGTCATGCGCAACATTCGAGGCAATCATATTGCTCTCGTCCCTGCCGGCAGAGCCGGTTCCGACGTAGTTGTCGGAGATTCACAACTGGAGACCCAAAGCATGCCCAAGGCCCTGACCGCAAAGGCCCTCTTGGCGAAGGGTGCCTTGCAGGCAGTCCTGCGCCCGAAATTGGCCCAAGACGCCAAAATCGACTTCACCCATCTGGTGCGCGACATCACTGCCGCCAACTGGAAGTCCCGCAAGCCGGGCATCCTGAACGCCGTTCGCCCGAAGCTCGCCCAAGACGCCAGCATTGAGGATGTCGCCAAGCTGCTGGACAGCCTGGACGATGACAATCCGGCCGAGCCGAAGATGGGTGCCGATGACGATGACATGGACGGCATGTCCGACATGCCCGCCGTCGATGGCGACCCGCTCGCCAAGATCAAGGAATTCCTCAAGGGCAAGATCGACGACGAAGATCTCGCCAAGATCGACGCCATGATGAAGCCGGATGGCGCGCAGGACGGCGACGAACAGCACAGCGAAGGCGACGAAGAAAACCTGTGGCGCGGCCTGCAAAAGCTGATTGCGAAGATGCTCAACGACGAGAAAGCCCCCGTCGTCGCCGCGCAGGACGAAGACGAAAAGGACATGCCTCCCGTGAAACCGAACGACAAGCCGGAACCGAAGCCGGAAGTGACCAAGGGTGCCATGGATGCGGCCATCGCCCGCGCCGTCCGCACCGCCGAAATCTCCACCATCGCCCGATTGCGCGCCGTTGGCGAGGCCGAAAAGGCCATCTTCCCGCACGTCGGATCGCTCGCCGTCGCCATGGACTCCGCCGAGGATGTCTATCGGTTCTGCCTGGAAACCAAGGGTGTCTCCGTCGATGGCGTGCACCCGTCCGCGTTCAAAGCCATGGTCGGCATGTTGGGCGCGCAGTCCAGCGTTTCGACCGTCCGCATCGCGCAGGACGCGGCTTCGGTGTCCGATTTCGCCAAGCGTTATCCGAACGCCAAGCGCCCCACTCGCCTGTAAGGAATTTCCGGAATGTCTCAGTTTCAGACCGTCGTCAATATCAATCCGGCGCCCGGTGTGGCCGGTGACTTTTGCTCGGCCAACCCCCGCTCGACCGTCCTCTCTGGCCCTGGCGCTCTCGTTGCTGGCGCCAACGGCGCTTACGTTGGCCGTTTCGCGTGGGCCGCTCCGACTGGCACCACCAACCCGCTGACCGGCGAAATTGACGGCTATGTGCTCGTCAACAATTCCGGTACCGGTGCCCCGGCCGGCTTCGTGCATCGTGAACAGCAGGCGTTGATTACCGCGTTCCTCGGTAGCGCGTCGATGCTGGTCCCGCCTGGCGCCCCCATCGTCCTGCACAATGCGGGCGATTTCTGGGCCGTCAACAGCGGCAGCACTTCCGCCGCCGTGAACCAGAAGGTCTACGCCAGCAACGCCACCGGCCTGTTGTCTGCCAACACCACCGGGCAGACTATCGTCGGTGCCAATGTTTCGGTCGGCACCCTCGCCGCCAACGTTCTGAACGTCTCGGCGATCAAGCCGAATACCGCGACCATCGGCATTGCCGCCACCGTCATGACCGTTTCGGCGGTTGGTTCGGGCTCCGTCCTGGCTGCCGGTCAGACCGTCGCCGGGACGGGTGTTGCCGCCGGAACCGCCATCGTTGCGCAGTTGACGGGCACCGCCGGCAGTACCGGTACTTATACGGTCAGCATCTCGCAGACCGTTGCCCCGGCCACTGCCGCGACCATGTCGGGCGGCGGGTTGACCGTCACCAGCATGACCAGCGGACGGCTGTATGTCGGTCAGGTGCTTTCGGGCGGCACCAATGCCGTGACGGCGGGAACCACCATCACCGCTCTCGGCACCGGTACCGGTGGGGCTGGCACCTATGCCGTCAGCATCTCGCAGACTGCCGCCGACACATCGACCGCCACCGGCACGGGCGGATATCTGACGGTCACGACCTTGACCGGCGCGCTGGCTGCGAACGACACGATCACCAGCACGAATACCCCGGCGGGCACCTACGTTCTGCCGCTGGGCACTGGTGGTACGACCGGCGTCGGTGGTATCGGCACTTACATGATTTCGAGTGCTACCGGCGCTGGCGATACCGCGTTTACCGTCATCGGCAGCACCGAAACCAAGTGGTACGTGATGTCCACTGCGGCCCCCGGCGAGTTGATGAAAATCAGTTCGTGGCCGTTGGGCTGATCCACCAAACCTCGCCTGAATAGGCCAAGCGCAGCCCGCCTTCGTGCGGGCTTTTTCTTTGACCGCACGAAAGGGCCATGGGCCATGACTCGTCGCAATCCTGAATTTGATTACCTCGCCGAACAGTTCGGCATCGTCCTGCCTGATGCGGTGGGCTACTACAATCCCGACATCGCCATGGATGCTCAGCCGTCGCTGGTCACTGTGTCGAATAGTGGCGTTCCCGCGTTCCTGCTGAACTACTTCGATCCGAAGATTGTCGAGATTCTGACCGCCCCGCTCAAGGCGACTGAAATCCTCCCGGAAGCCAAAAAGGGCACATGGGTTGATGTCACCGCCATGTTCGAGACGGCCGAATATACCGGCGAGGCATCGAGCTACGGCGACTACTCGGAAACTGGCTCTGCCGGCCTGAACACCACCTTCCCGCAGCGCCAGAACTACCTCGCTCAGACCATGACCCAATGGGGGGAATTGGAGCTTGAGCGCGCTGGTCGGGGCCGCATCGATCTTGCCAGCCGCAAGCAGATCGCCTCGGCGAAGATCCTCGAAAAGTTCATGAACAATTCGTTCTTCTACGGCATCCAGGGCATCCAGAACTACGGCATCCTGAACGATCCGAGCCTGCCGCCGCCGATCACGCCCGGCCCCAAAGAGTGGAACAGCAACAACCCCGGCGGCTGGATCGTCAACAATGCTCAGGTGGCGACCGCGAACGAGGTCTACGCCGATATCCAGTCCCTGGTGACACAGGTCATCAATAACAGCGTCGGCGTCGTTACCGCCGAGTCGCCGTTCCGCCTCGTTCTGGCCCCGCAGTCGTCGGGCGCCTTGAACAGCGTGACCACCTTCAACGTGTCTGTGGCCGACATGCTGAAGAAGAACTATCCGAAGATGGAAGTCGTCACGGCGGCGCAGTATGCCAACTCGGCGAGCGGCAATATCGTCCAGGTCATCGCCACTGAAGTGGACGGAAATCCGACCGGCGTTTGCGCGTTCTCTGAAAAGATGCGCGCTCACCGCATCGTCCCCGTCACGTCGTCTTTCAAGCAGAAGAAGACCTGCGGCACGTTCGGCGCCATCATTTGGTACCCGATTGCCTTTGCTTCGATGGTTGGCGTCTAAGCCAGTCTCATAATCCGCCGAACCCACATGGCCGCCTCGACATCGGGGCGGCCACTTTCTTGAGGAATCCACAATGGCTCTTGCCCCCAATTCCAAGCCGGCCGATCCGGCGCATGTCACCATCATCGAACCCGCCACGACCGGCGAGACCGTCACGGTGGGCTGCAAGCTCCCGAACGGCATGCACCTTGACCTCTATATCCCGACCGGCGCCAAACAGCGTTCGGCCGATGGCAGCGAAGTCCCTATCTACCGCACCGAGCGCGTCACCGTGCGCGGCGGCTATTCGGGCTCGCAGCCCGGCGTGTTCTCTCTGCCGCCCGGCACCGCAGGCCTGACGATGCGTGTCCCCAAGGACTTCTGGGACGCGTGGGCAAAGGCCAATGCCGGGATGCCCGTCGTGCGCAACGGACTTGTGTTCGCGGCCAACGACAAGAATTCGGCACGATCCATGGTCGCCGAACGCAAGAGCGAACTCACCGGTCTTGAGGCGCTGAACAAAGACGCCCCCGCGCCGAACCTGAAAGAACTGAAGCGTTCGGCGAGCGGCATGCCTGACGAAGAGGATTGATGCTATGGGTGTTGTCGCTTTCGATTATTCCGCGTGGTCTGCCCGATATCCCGAACTGGCTGCGTCTGTGGCTCAGCCGCTGGCGCAGGCGTACTGGAATGAAGCCGGGATGTATTGCGACAACACCCCCGCCAGCCCGGTGACAGACGATAGCGTTGGGGGGCAACGCGCGATGCTCCTCAACATGCTGACGGCCCATATTGCAGCGATCAACGCGCCGTTGGGCGGGCAGCCGTCATCTCCTCTCGTTGGCCGCATCTCCAACGCGACTGAGGGCAGCGTGTCTGTGCAGACGGAATACGCGACCAATGTTCCGGGTTCGATGGCGTGGTTCGTCGCCACCAAGTACGGTGCTGCGTTCTGGCAAGCGTCCGCGCAGTTCCGCACGTTCCGGTACGTTGCTGCGCCGCGCCCGGTTGGGCTTGGGTGCCGCAGATGGTAGACCACGTCTTTACCGGCGGGGATGCGCTCAAAGCCAAGCTCGCCGAGATGGCGAAGAAGATCGAAAAGGCCGCAGAGGTTCGCGTCGGGTGGGGCGAAGACGCGACGGAGGAAAACGGCCAATCGACGGCCATGGTTGCCGCGATCCAAGAGTACGGCGCCCCGGCGAAGGGAATTCCGCCCCGTCCGTTCTTTCGTCCGATGGTCGCCAAGGAAAGCCCATCATGGGGCGGAAAGGTTGAAGCGGCGCTGGTTCATACTGACTTTGACGCAGCCAAGGCATTGGATTTGGTCGGCGAAGATATTGCCGGTGCGCTCGCGGACTCCATCCGCGATGTCACATCCCCGGCATTGTCCGATGTCACGCTTCTGTTGCGCCAGAGGTTCGGTAATTCTCCGGGTGAGATCACTTTCGCGGATGTCATGAAAGCTCGCCACGACATCGCATCTGGCACAGTGCCGAAGGTGACTGACACCCAGGCGCACCCGCTGATTTGGACGGGACACATGCTCAATAGTATCAAGGTGACGGTGAAATAATGTTCAATACCAGCGGCGGGGTTGATATTTTATCGGATGTTCGCGAGTCCGTTGAATCTGGCGATCAATCGTGGCGCGACACCGTGGATAAGCGGTTCTCGGAATATCTGCTGTTCCGAGCGCGCGGCATTATTGAAACGGCGGATTTTCAGGAAGGCCACATCAGCGTTGCGCCGAAACCCGACGAATTGCGCAAGCATATCGACGGGCTCCGGGCGCGGGCTTCGGCTATGATCGAAGCTTCTGGCTTGCCTGCCGCCGATCCTGTTGGCGCAGAGTCCATGATGCGAGCTTCGGGGTGGTGAAATGTCCGGATATCAGCCAACTCCTATGAACGCTCGAATGCGCGTCACGATAGAGCGGGGACAACTTGTTCCGCCTGGGGGTCGCGCTCTCGACCCTATCGACGAACAGTGGCGGAGGCGAGACTTTTACCAGACGGAACTGAACAAATTCCGACGCCAGCAATGGGAAGATCGGATGCGGTGGGCTGATCAATGAACCTGCACAGCATCGTCTCTGGCGCGATCTCAGCGGTTAACCCGTTCATCACCGTGACCATTCAAGCCTCGGCTGGCTATACCACGAATGCAGACGGTTCGCGGTCGCCAGCTTATGCGGCTCCGGTCAACATCCAAGCTCAAATGCAAAGCCTACAATATAACGATCTAGTTCAAATCGACGGCCTAAACATCCAGGGCGAGCGCAGGGCGCTGTATCTCAATGGCAATTGGGAGGCGACTTCCCGGCCCGATGGCAGGGGCGGAGATTTACTTACGCTTCCAGATGGTTCAGTTTGGCTGGTCGTGCTGGTGCTTGAGAATTGGGCATTCAACGATGGCTGGGTTAAGGTCGCAGTGACAAGGCAAAATGGATCATGACTGCTGGCCGCAATCTCCCGAAAACAGGAAAACCCCTCATGATGCCAGATACTCGCAAGTCGTCATCTCTGCCTGTCCCGGGAAGACCGAGCCGCGATCCTCGCATTGAAATCGCCCTTACTGCGGCACTCGCTAAATTCGACGATGCCGGATATGCGACTGGCGACAATAGCAATGTCAGGTTCATAACGGAGGTGATTATCTCTGCCGTCTTTTCCGCCATCGGTCACGGCAAGATGAAATGACCGCGCCAACTCTCAGCCTCACCGAGTCAGACGTTCACGGCCCTGCGATCGTTCCTGCTGGCGGTTCTGCCAGCAGGCGTCGAGGTGGTCAGGGGGCAGGATAACCGGGTTGCCGAGCCCAAGGGCGTCAACTTCGTCACGATGACCCCGATTATGCGTGAGCGGATCGAGACCAACGTCGTCACATTCGTTGACGGCGCGTTTCTAAGCCCGCCAGTACCCGGAACCCGATCCGACCTACAGCCAGTCAAGCTGACGGCTCAACTCGACGTACACGGCCCCGCCAGCGCGGACAATGCGCAAATCATCGCTACTTTGTTTCGATCCGAATACGCGACGACGCAGTTCTCGACTTCGGGCTTCGACGTGACCCCGCTTTATTGTGGAGACCCTCATCAAATGCCGTTCCAGAATGGCGAGCAGCAGGTAGAGGACCGGTGGGTTATCGACGCTGTGATGCAGTGCAACCCCGTCGTGACCACGACGCAGGATCAGGATTTTGCCGCCCAACTCGTCGTCAAAACATACGGTGTCGGGGCCGAATACCCGGTGAATTAGCCCGTTAGCCTCTGCCCGGCAGAGGCTAAGTCTCCGCCGATAAGCGGGACAAAAACGGGACAACCATCGACCATCAAGCCGCCCGGCTCCGTCAGGCGGCTTTTTCTTTGCCCGATCACAGTGATGTGACGCGGGCTTTTCTTTGACCACTGGAGCCTGTCGCAATGACGATCCCCGCTTCCGCCCTTGTGCAAATCATCCCGAGCGTCCTGTCTGCCGGCGGCACGGGGCTAAACCTCAACACCGTCTTTTTGACCACCAACACGCGCGTTCCCATCGGTCAGGTGCTGTCGTTCTCGTCTTCGCTCGCCGTGTCGTCCTATTTCGGCCCGTCCTCGCAAGAGGCTTCCGTCGCCGCGATTTACTTCGCCGGCTTTTCGGGGTGCTCGATCTATCCGACCGCGATTTGGTTCACCCAATACCCGACATCGTCGGTTCCGGCCTACCTGCGCGGCGGCAATGCGTCCGCACTGACCCTGGCGCAGCTTCAGACCCTGTCGGGCACTCTGTCGGTTACGGTCAACGGCGTGGTGCAGACCAGCGGAACCATCAACCTCAATACTGCGGTGAGCTTCAGTTCCGCAGCCGCCCTGATCCAGACCGGATTTGGCACCTATGACGGCGTGACCACTTCGGCGAGCACCATTGCTGCCGGTACCGCGACCTCCGTTACCGGGTCCATCGCCGGCAACGTCCTGACAGTTACCGCCGTGAGTACGGGCGCGCTGGTCGTCGGCGGCGTGCTGTCGGGCACCGGATTGACGGCGGGCACCTCGATCCTAAGCCAATCGACAGGCACCACTGGCGGCGTCGGCACCTACATCGTTTCTGCCGTGCAGACGACTTCCTCCGTCACCATCACCCAGGCTTACGGCCTGCTGACCGTGGTCGCCATGGCTTCCGGCGCGCTCGCCGTGGGGCAGATTATTTCCGGCGGCACCGCTGCGGCTGGCAGCACCATTACCGCCTTCGGAAGCGGCTCTGGCGGGGCGGGCACCTACATTATCAGCGGAGGCGCGCAGACCGTCACTGCGTCGGTCATCTCTGCCGGCCAACTGACTTGCACATACGACAGTGTTGCTGGCGCCTTCATCCTGACCGGCGGCACTCCCGGCACCGGCACTATCGGCTATGCGACCGGCAGCCTATCCACCTCGCTCTTTCTGACTTCGGCCACTGGCGCGGTGATTTCGCAGGGTGCGACTGTTACGGCTCCGGCCGCGTTTATGGCTGCCGTTCGGAGGCAAACCACCAACTGGGCTGCGTTCACCCACATCTTCAATCCGGACGCCTACGGCAATTCGGTCAAACTGGCCTTCGCCGCGTGGTGCAATTCGACCGTCAATGCCGTCGCGTACATCTGCCCCGACACCGACGTAACCCCGACGCTCAGCACCTCCGCCACGTCGTCGCTGGGCTACCTGATCGGGCAGGCGCAGTATTCCGGCACCATCCTGCTTTACGATCCGCTGGCGACCAATCTGAACGCGTTCGTCGCGGGCACCATCGCCAGCATCAACTACAACGCCGTCGCTGGCCGCATCACCCTGGCCTACAAGTCGCAGTCCGGTCAGACGATCACCGTTATCGACGCCACTGTTGCGGCGAACCTGATCGCCAACGGGTACAATTTCTACGGCGCTTATGCCACGGCCAATCAGCAGTTCAACTTCTTCCAGAACGGGCAAATCAGCGGGAAGTATCTGTGGGCTGACAGCTTCATCAACCAGATTTGGCTGAATAACGCGCTGCAATTGGCCTTGCTGAACTTCTTGGCGAACATCAACTCTGTGCCCTACAACTCGCAGGGTGATGCTTCGATTTATGCGGTCTGCCAAGGCACCATCGAGCAAGCCTTGTCGAATGGCGTCATCAGCCCTGGCGTCAACCTTTCGGCCGGTCAGATTGTCGAGGTGAACACCGCCGCCGGCCTGAACGTCGCAGGTATTCTCAGCACTCGTGGATGGTATTTGCAGGTATTGCAGGCCACTCCGCAAGTCCGCGCTGCCCGCACGTCTCCGCCAATCAACTTCTGGTACACTGACGGCGGCAGCATCCAGATGATTTCGCTTGCTTCGATTGAAGTTCAGTAAGGAACAAGACTATGGGAAGCATCTCCTCCGCCAATTCTACCTTTGCGCTCGGCGTTACGGGGCTTTACGCGGTCCCGCAGCCGCTGATGGGCTTCGACGTTGACGACGCTTTCGACAGCGATTCCATCGACGTTGCTGAGATTAAGATCGGTGTCGATGGCCTCATTTCCGCCGGCTTCGTCTTCGCCACCATCCCGGTCAGCATTCACCTTCAGGCTGACAGTCCGTCCATCTCTCTTTTCGAGGCTTGGTACACCGCCGAGCGCGCGGCAATGGACAAATTCACGGCCTTCGGGACCATCGTCATGCCCAGTGTCAACAAGGTCTACACCCTGACGAACGGCATTCTGTCGAAGTACTCACCGATGGCGTCGAATAAGAAGGTGTTGGCCGCTCGGTCGTTCACCGTCACCTTTGAAAGCATTATCGGAGTATCTGCGTAATGGCCCGCCGCCATCACACTATCGCCATCGACACAGATGGGCGAGATCAAGGCAAGGTCTTCGTCTTGCACGAAATGCCCGCTACCCAGGCTGAGAAGTGGGCAGCTAAGGCGTTCCTGGCCTTGGCTGCCTCTGGAGTCGATGTTCCCGAAAACATCATGTCGGCTGGGCTATTGGGTTGGGCTCACCTCGGCATCAAGGCGCTTTCCGGCATGAGTTTCGCTGATGCGGAACCCTTGCTTGACGAGATGTTTGGATGCGTCGCCATCATCCCTGACCCGCAAAAGCCGCAGATCACTCGCGGCTGCAACGGCCTAGCTCCGCTCGTCGAAAGCGATATCGAAGAGGTATCGACGCGCGTTCGACTGCGGATGGAGTTGTTCAAGCTTCATTTGGGTTTTTCGGAAGCCGGCAACCTCTAAATCTGAGGTGGTCCGGCGACAATGACGACCGACCCTACGCCGAATACGTCAACGTCCCGCGACCGATCGGGGCTGTGGTATCCAGCCGGCTTGCCACATTGGCCGAACTGGATACCATCTACGGCGCGGCCGATCTCTATGACATGCTCGAAATAATCTCAATCGACGCTTACAACCAGAGGGTTGCGGCGAAGCAGAAGGACTGAATTCATGGCTACTGTGGTCGATAGCCTGGTCGTTCTGCTGAACCTCGACCCGTCTGGATTCTCCAAGGGGCAAAAAGAGGCCGTTGCCAGCCTCAAAAAGACCGAAGAAAGCGCGTCTAAAACTGCAAAAAACATGCAGGCGGACGGCAAAAAGGCGGCGGAATTCTTCTCCGGTATCCGCAACCAGGTCTTGGCCCTCGGCGCTGCGTTTCTTGGCGTTGATGCGATCAAGTCATTCGCGGAACAGATCACCCAGTCCGATGCGGCGCTTGGACGGCTGGCGAATAACGTTGGCGTCTCGACTGAGGCTCTGTCCGCGTGGGAAGGTGCCGCCGAGCGTGCGGGCGGATCGAAGGGTGGCATTGATTCCACCTTTAAGGCCATGGCCGATCAAGTCCAGCGGATCAACAATGAGGGAACGCCTGGTGCGGAAGTCTTGGAGAAGCTGGCGAGGGCCGGTATCAACGTCTCCAAATATTTCGACAAGAGCACGGACTCGACCGAACGATTGCTGATGGCCGCCGATGCGTTCAAGGGTATGGACCCCGGCAAGGCGCAGTTTCTCGGCAAAGGGCTTGGATACGATGAAGGCACCATCAATTTGCTAATGAAGGGGCGGACGGAAGTGTCCGCTCTCCTTGAAAAGCAGAAGGCGCTAAATGCGGTATCGCAGGCCGATGCTGACGCGGCGATTGCCCGAAATAAGGCGTGGAAAGACCTGACGGACACATTCGAGGGCGGACTCCGCCCCGCACTTACCGCGATAACCCCAGTGTTAACAGAATTATTGGGTGAGTTCGGCAAGTGGATACTTGACAACAAGAAGTGGATCGAGACCGGGATTGTTGGCGCCGTCAAAGACTTCGCCGATTGGATCAAGTCTGTTGATTGGCATGCAGTTGGCGAGGGGATTCGGTCCTTCGCCAAGGGTGCGAACGACGCGGCCGAGGCAGTTGGTGGGTGGAAAGTTGTCCTTGAGGGGCTATTCGCTCTTTGGGCTGGCGCGAAATTCGCAGCCATGCTCACCGGCATTGCCCAGATGGGTGGAGCGCTTTCGCTTGCCCTTGGCCCGGCCGTTATTGCCGCCGCTGGAATTGCCGCGTCAATCAAAGCCATCTCGTACATGCGGGAGCACGAGGACGAACAGCGAGAGAAATTCGACAAAACCGCCATCGGTGCCTTTCAGTCTTCGGGCCTCATGCCTATGCCAGCGGGAAGGACAGCCGCGCAGCAAGCGTATATCGACAAGGCTGACGAGCGTAAAGCGGCGGCGGAGAAAACGGGGTGGAAGCCCCCGGATTACGATCACCCATCTTCAAATGTGGCTGGGTCGGATCTCGGGTCGCTCATTTCTCGCGGAGAAGGCGGCTATAGCAGTGTCAATCGCGGCAAGTCCGGTGGGTACAAGAGCGGAACGGAAAACCTTGAAGGTATGACTGTCGCCGAGGTCATGAGGGCGCAGAAGGCCGGCGCATTCAACGCCGCCGGCCGGTATCAGGTTATTTCCGGCACTCTAGCCGAGGCAGTCAAATCCCTCGGCATCAAAGGTGACGAGAAGTTCGACAAATCGACACAAGACCGCATATTCAACGACTACCTGGTCAAGGTGAAGCGCAAAGATGCTGGCGATTATATAAGCGGAAAGAGCGATAATCTGGATGCTGCCGCTAAAGCCATGGCAAAAGAATGGGCGAGCGTCGCTGATCCAATGACAGGGCAAAGCTTTTATGCGGGGACGGGGAATAACAAGGCGTCCATATCGGCGGACGAGATGAAAACGGCCCTGCAAAACGCGAGGGCAAACCAAGCGTCATCAAACAGCAACACATCAGCCAGCACCAGTGAGACCCACATCGGGACAATCCAAGTCAACACCAAGGCCACAGACGCCAAAGGCATTGCCGGCGACATCGGATCGGCCATTCAACAAAACTCCAAGGTAACGCAAGCCGGATCGGGGGTTGTCTGATGTTTCCTGGAATGCCTTCTCTGCTGAATAAGCCGCTTGGGCTGCTAAATTCAGCTTCGTTACTGTACGCCGATGTGCAATTGCTTATGTCCACCCCGCCACGGTGGGGAATTTACAACGACGAACCGGGCAACCTCACAATCGCCCTAAATCCAACATCAATAATCAGCGCGGAATTCAAACGGGGCAGTCGGATTTCAGACTATCCCGTGGAGGCTGGTACGTTCTCGTCGTACAACAAAGTGCAGCATCCGGCCGATGGCCGCGTGACTGTGACCAAAAGCGGGACGGTGAAGGAGCGCGGGGACTTCATCGTCGCCGTAAAGAACATGTCGCTTTCATTGACGCGATATGCCGTGGTTATGCCGGAATTCAAGGCGCGCTTCTTGAGCCTTGTTCGATATGACAATCGCAGAACGGCGACAAACGGCGTCACCCTCCTGACGGTCGATCTCTTCTTTGAAGAGATTCTCACAACGCCATCGAAAAAGTACGCCAACACCAAAGAGCCTAGCGGGGCCGATCCATCCAACACCGGGACGACGCAAGCGGCCCCTGCCGCGACTGCCGCCCCGGCGCTTCAACCGAATGCTGCCGCCCCCGTGACGCCCCCGGCGGCGACCGTAGCAGCCCCCGTTGGATCGACCATCACATGGAATGACGGGGGGCACTGATGCAGATTATCCCGATATCCGACACCTATTCGCAGACGCTCAAGGTGACACTGGCGCAGCAGTCTTGCATGATCAACATTTACCAGAAATCGACCGGGCTGTTTTGCGACCTATACATTAATGACTCGCTGATTATCGGTGGCGTCATTTGCCAGAATATCAACAGAATTGTCAGGGATGCCTATCTTGGCTTCGTTGGCGACTTGGTGTTTTGGGATACGCAGGGGATGGATGACCCATCAAGCCCCGGCCTGGGGACGCGGTTCTTGTTCTGCTACCTCGAAACGGCTGACTTGAATGGTGTTGGGTAATGTCGTTCACGCAAAAGAAAATCACGCTGACGTTCAAGCTCGGCAAAGGAAGCTTTGGGGAGTCAGGGTTTGATACTGTCGTGTTGGCGGGGCATCGTGCCAGCGTTCAAATGCACGATGTCTCAGGACCGTCAAAGTGCAAAGCGTCGGTTCGCGTTTGGGGCATGTCTATGGCAGACATGAACAATTTTTCATCAACAATTATTACCGATACCGGACAAGTTCTCACTCGGTTCAATCAAGTGCAGATAGAGGCTGGAGACAGTGAGTCGATGTCTGTCATCTTCCAAGGGCAGCTTGACGCGGCCGTCGTGGATATGAGCGGATCGCCTGATGTTTCCATGGTATTTTCGGCGCATTCCGGCGGGTTTGAGGCGATGACTGCCGTTGCCCCTCGCAGTTTTCCGAACTCTGCCGACGCGGCTGTGATCCTTCAAGGACTTGCCTTGGCGCATGATTACAAATTTGAGAATAAAAACAACCTATCTGTAATGCTCGCCACACCCTACTATTGCGGGTCCGTCTGGGACCAGATGTGGGAATGCGTGAGAGATGCAAATATCGAATGGAATGGACTGAGTAACGGCGTCCTCGCCATTTGGCCCAAAGGCGGATCGCGCGACAAGCCGAATGATGCGGTATTGATTTCAAAGGAGACTGGAATGGTTGGGTATCCGGTCCAAAATGGAACACTGCTATCGGTCAAAACTTTATTCAACCCAAATCTAGAGCCCGGCAGGCTCTGCCAAGTCAAGAGTGATTTCATCAAATATGCCAACGGGATGTTTGGTGTTTTCAATATATCCCATGACATTTCGAGCGAACTCCCCGGCGGTCCGTGGTTCTCATCATTCATAGGGAGCCCCCCAATTGGCAGATCCTAATAACGGGGCCGGGTTCACCGGCTTTCAGCAGCCAAGCACCAGCGGAGACGAGTTCACGGCCGATCACTTCATGATTTGGTCAATACTGGCGCGCGTGCGAACGGCCACTTTGGTTAAGGTTGTTGGTGTCACTAACTCAGGGGCGGATGTCCCCGCTGGCTATGTCGATATTCAGCCATTGGTCAACCAGATTGACGGCACAGGCAATGCCGTTCCGCATGCTGTGGTTTATAAATGCCCATATTTCCGCCTTCAAGGCGGGGCGAATGCGATCATCCTTGACCCTCAAGTGGGGGATATCGGGCTTGCGGCCTTTGCCGACCGCGATATCAGCAGCGCGACGGCCACCCAGGCGCAGGCCAACCCCGGCAGCCGGCGAATGTTCAGCATGGCCGATGGGCTCTATATCGGCGGATTCCTGGGGCAGATACCGACGCAATTTGTCCAGTTCAATACATCCGGCATCGAGATTGTGTCCCCGACCGCAATCAATATGACCGCCCCAGACATCAAGATGTCCGCGCAGACCGTGGAGATTATCGCCACAACATCAACGACAGTGACGACACCGACTTTCACCGTAAACGGGAATACCATGCTGAACGGGACATTGGCGCAGGGTACCGGCGCGGCTGGTGGCTCGGCTACGATCCAGGGGCCGGTGACTGTTGTGAATAATCTGACGGCTCAGGGCACCAGCGTTCATACGCACACGCACGGTGGCGTCCAAACGGGCGGCGGGAACACGGGAGCGCCTAACTAATGGACACGATTTACGTTGACCCCGTCAGTTGTGACTTGGTGCTTGATTCGTTCGGCAATATCGCCATGGCGTCAAACCCTTACGCGCTGGCGCAAGACGCAGCATCGGCAGTCAAGACATTCTCCGGTGAAGTGTATTACGACACCACGCAGGGGTTGCCGTATTTTAGCCAAGTGCTCGGCCACTTGCCGCCACTGTCTGTCATCCGCCAGCAAATGGTGGATGCGGCGTTGACCGTGCCCGGTGTGGTTTCTGCGCAGGTATTCTTCTCGTCGCTTTCCGGGCGCACGCTCTCCGGTCAAGTTCAAGTCACCGACGCCACCGGCACCGTTTCGGCGATTGGGTTCTAACGGTTCGCCAAACTCTCCTCGCGGGGCTATCTCATGACCATATCGACGAATGTTCCGATCCCCACGTTCGGGGCGACGGGGTTTATTGCGCCGCTCGAATCGGCGATCCTGGCGGGCGTGCAGGCGGACCAACAGGCCGCGTTCGGGGGCAACCTCAATCCCGCGCTGACGACGCCGCAGGGCCAGCTCGCCCAGAGCCTCACCGCGATCATCGGCGACTGCAACGACCAGTTTCTTGCTCTGGCGAACGGCGTTGATCCGGCCTATGCCGCCGGCCGGATGCAGGCCGCCATCGGCCGCATCTATTTCATGACGCGCATCCCTGCCGAGGCGACTGTCGTGACCGCAACCGTCACCGGCCTCGCGGGCACGGTCATCCCGGTAAACGCTCAAGCGCAGGACCAAGCCGGGAACCTCTATCTCTGCACCAATGCCGTGACGATCCCGGTAGGCGGCGCCATCACCACGACATTCGCTTGCTCCGTCACTGGCCCGGTTGCCTGCCCCATCGGCTATTTGAGCGCGATCTACCAGTCCATTCCTGGCTGGGATAGCATCACAAATGCGGTCGCTGGCGTCGTTGGGCAGAACGTCGAGAGCCAGGCTGCGTTTGAGTTTCGCCGTCAGCAATCGGTTGCGATCAATGCGCTTGGCATCGCCCCCGCCGTCCAGGGAGCAGTCCTCAATGTCCCCGGCGTGATCGACGCTTACACCTATTCCAATCCTCTTTCGGTACAAAGCGGCGCGGTCTTCACCGGCTCAATCTCCGGGACCACGCTCACGGTTACAGCGGTCGCCAGCGGCACCATTGCGGCAGGACACACCCTCACCGGCACGGGCGTAACCAACGGAACCACCATCGCGGCGCTCGGGAGCGGCACGGGCGGCACCGGGACGTATTCCGTCAGTATCTCCCAGAGCGTCGGTTCCGAGGCGCTGGCAACCGCCTGGGGTGGCGTTCCGCTGGCTCCCAATTCGATCTATGTCGCGGCCTATGGCGGCGCTGCATCCGACATCGCTCGCGCGATTTGGACCAACTGCGCCACTGGCTGCAATTTCAATGGCGGCACGTCTTCCACGGTCCTCGATACCACGTCGGGCTACAGCGCGCCGTATCCTGCCTATACCGTGTCATTCACGATCCCGACGCCAACGCCCGTCCTGTTCGCCGTCGCCATGCAAAGCAATCCAGGCGTGCCAAGCAATGCCGTCACGCTGGTGCAAAATGCCATTCTGGCGGCATTCGCGGGGGCGGATGGAGGTTCGCGCGCACGTATTGGATCGTCGATCTTCGCCAGCCGCTTCTATGCCGCCGTGGCCTCGCTTGGCTCTTGGGCGTCGATCTATTCGATCCAGCTTGGGGTATCGTCCGCCAATCTGAATTCTGTGCTGATGCAGATCAACCAGATACCGACATGCGTTCCCGCCAACATTAGCGTGACGTTCGCATAATGCAGGACTTCATGAGCACGGTGCTTTCGCAGTATGCGAACTCACCTGTCTTGTTGCAGTTGATTTCCGACTTCAATCAAGATATCGACCCATCGAAAAACATCGATGATTTTTACAACGACATTTGGAACGTCGATACGGCAACAGGATTCGGCCTCGACGTGTGGGGCCGCATTGTTGGCGTGACGCGGGTTCTGACTATTGCCGGGGGAAAGACGCTCGGTTTTGAAGAGGCTGGCACGGTAACGGCCGATCCATTTGGGCAGAGCCCATGGTTCGGCGGAACTCCTGCGACATCGAATTATGCGCTCTCCGATGATGCTTTCCGGGTGTTAATCCTGTGCAAAGCCTTGTCGAACATCTCAAATTCTTCGCCGTCAGCATATAACCAAATCCTGACAAGGTTGTTTCCGGGGCGGGGAAATGCCTATGTCAGCAGCAATGGCGGCATGAAAGCTCGGCTCACATTCGAGTTTATCTTGCAGCCATTTGAAGTTGCCATTCTGAAGCAGTCTGGCGCGCTCGCCCCGCCAACCGGCGTATCATTCCAAATCATGGATCTCGACCTTCCATATAGCTTTGGCTTTGCCGAGGCTGGTGCTTATTGCGCCGCTGGCTTCGGCCAAGGCACTTTCTTTGGAGGCTTTGCCTAATGCTCGCCGCTTCTGTTCCCGCTAGTTTTCCCATCCCCTTTGCCAACAGCGCGGGCGCCGGGTATATCCGCGCCATCCCGACATCCTCGCAGATCGGCGTCACGCCCGGCGCCGCGAGCTTGACCGACGGATTCCCGCTACTGAATTTTTTGCCCGTGGTATCGGGCGGCGTCCCTCCATTCGGCCAAGATATGAACGGCATCTTGAACGAAGTCACTGCGAATATTCAATGGACCCAGGCCGGTGGCGCCCCCGTCTACAACTCGGCCTTTTCGACGGCTATTGGGGGGTATCCGAACGGGTCCGTCCTGCAAAGCGCGGATGGAACCGGGTATTGGCGCTCGATTGCCGATAACAACACGGTCAACCCCGACACCGTGACCGCGTATGTCTCAGGCACGACTAACTGGCTGCCACATTTCTTCTACGGCGATGCGACGATTGCACTGACCAACGCCAACCTGACGCTGACGGCCGTCCAATACGCCAAGCCGACGCTGGTTTTGACCGGCACGCTGACGGGCAACCTCAATCTGGTGTTCCCCGCAATTATCGGCGAATGGCTGATTCAGAACAGCACGACCGGCGCGTTTACGATCACGGCGAAGACGGCGAGCGGAACCGGCGTGGCGTTGTCGTCTGGCGCGACTGGGCTATGGGGGGATGCAACGAACATTTATGCGGCGCTCACCCCCGCATCCATTCCCAAGCAAATCCAGCCGATCTCGGCCTCTGTCGCATCCAACGCTCTGACGGTCAACCTTGCGGCGACCAGCCTCGACTTCCGTTCGGCTACGCTTGGCACAGGAGCCCCCATCGCTGGTGTGTCTATTCCTGCCCTGTCTATCGTTGTCCCGACCAGCGCCACACTCGGAACAGTCAACGCAGTTCAGGCCCAAATCGCCGTCCTTGTCGCCTACAACGCAGGATCTCCTGTCCTTTGCGTCGTCAACATGGCTGGCGGCGTCAACCTCGACGAAACCACCCTAATCAGTCCCACGACGATCAGCAGTGGGGCCACCTCGGCGAGCGTGATCTATTCAGCATCGGCTGTCGCTGCCAACTCGCCATTCCGTGTCGTCGGCTACCTGACATCCACGGAGGCGGCTGCGGGAACTTGGGCAACCGCGCCGTCGCTCGTCCAGGGTCAGGGCGGCCAAGCCATGGCGGCAATGCAGTCCCTGGGATTTGGGCAGACTTGGCAGAATGTGACTGGCTCTCGGGCGGTTGCGACGAATTACTACAACACTACCGGTAAGCCCATATGGGTTTTGGTTTGCAATGTGAATAGCAGTTCTACAGGATCTGCATATGTCAACGGGGTGCAGATCGCTACGTTTAACACCTCGGCGACCGGGACAAACGCTACGGTGAGCTTTATTGTTCCAGTTGGCGCTTCATATCAGGTGCAAATTGCAAGCACCTATACGTGGGCTGAGATGCGCTAAAGGAAGGTCTCCGCAATGCAAACCCAAGACACATACTATATAGACGCAATGGGCGGCCTGCACTTCTTGTCGGAGCAGGACCATGTCGACGCGCTCTCGGCCGGCATGCCGCTTCCTGATCCATCGTGGACTGTGGCGACGGACGAACAGGCACAGGCGATTTCAAACCCGCCGCCGACGCCCGCGCAACTGTGGGCGGCCTATCAGGCCAAGGCGCAGGCCATGCTCGACGCCAGCGACACCACCATGCACCGCATCGCCGAGGGGGTAATTGACGGAGGGACGAGTTGGATGGCGACCGACGTGGTGCCATGGGCCACCTACCGCAAGACCCTGCGCGCCGTCATCGGGACCAAGGCGCCAGGCGATCCGACGCAGCCGCTGCCGGTTCGGCCGCCGTATCCTGCCGGCACCTGACTGCTGCCGCATATCGCAACCATGACCGCCCGCGAGGCGGTTTTTTCATGACCGGAGTCCATCCATGCCTGACCAGCCCATCACTTGGCAGATGCTCACCCTCGTTTTGGGCGGCATCGCCTCTATTGCCGCCGGAGCATGGGCGCTCCTGGGGGCGATGAAGAAGGAGTTCGAGAACACCCGCAAGGAATCCAATGCCGGCCGCCAGCGTCTTTACGACCGGGTGGACGATTTCGGACGGGAAATCCGCGAGACCTATACCCCCCGCGACCTCTTCCATTCCGAACTGCGCCGGGTGGGTGACGCCTTGGAGGAGCGGGACCGTCAGATCTTCGACCTCTCCGCCCGCGTCAATGCCGGCCCTTGTCCGCTTGGCCCACAGCAATCCCGAGGCGCGTCATGATCGCCCGCTTTCTCCGTTTTCTGCTTCTCAAAATCGAAGGAAATACCATGTCCACCGATACTCTCGTCAATCTCTCGCCCACCGTCGCCGATCCCGCCACCCTTGCCGCCGTCGCGGTCCCGGCTCCCCGCCCCTTGACCGATGTTTCCGGCGACCTGACTGCCGCCAAACTTGCCCATGAGGCTGCCAAAGCCGCCCTGACCGCTGCCCAGGCTGCCGAAAAGTCGGCTTCCGCCGCCGTGCACTCCCTGGTCGCCGAAGCCAAAGCGGCTCTGTCGGCCATCGAGAGCGACATTTCTGGCGTCGTTGCCACCGTCGAAACTGCTGCCGATGGCGCTGTGGCCGATGTCGAGCATGTGGCCGGCGAAGTCGTCGGTGCCGTCGAAGGGGTGCTGTGATGAGCGCCTTCGACGCCGCTATTGCCTTCGTCCTCGCCCGTGAAGGCGGCTACGTCAACGATCCCCGCGATCCTGGCGGCGAAACCAACTTCGGCATCTGCCGCCGCGACTTCCCGAACGTCGATATCGCCGACCTGACCGCCGAAGATGCATCCGCGATCTACCTGCGCCAGTACTGGGCTCCCGTGCATGGCGACGACCTGCCGCCCGGCGTGGCGCTGATGGTGATGGACACCGCCGTTAATATGGGCGTGGGCGCGGCCGTCCGCATGCTGCAAAGCGTCTGCGGCGTTGCCGTGGATGGCGACATCGGCCCTAAGACACTGGCCGCTGCTGCTGCGTCTGGCGTGCTCGAATCTTACCGTGACGCGCGAATTGCCCGATACCATCAACTCTCCAACTTCCCGACCTACGGCAACGGATGGCTCAACCGCGTGGCGCTGGCCTATGCCGCCGCTACCAGCATGGAGTCCTGACCATGACCGACATCATCACCCAGGGCCTCGGCGTGCTCGAACAGGTCGCGCCGACCCTCGCCACCATGATCGGCGGCCCGCTGGCCGGTACCGCCGTCTCGGCGCTGGAAAGCGTCTTCGGCCTCACCCCAACCGGCGACAAGGCGGCGGCCCTGCAAGCTGTCGCGGCAGCCACGCCCGACCAGTTGATGGCGCTCAAGGCCGAGGACAACCGGCATGCCGAGGTCATGGCGAAGATGGGGCTCGACACCGCTGCCCTGACCTTCAATGACCGCGACAGCGCCCGTAAGCGCGAGGAGGAGGTGAAGGATTGGGTTCCCGGTACGCTGGCTATCGGCCTCACCGTGGGGTTCTTCGGGATGCTGGCATGGCTGGTCGGGCATGAGCCGCCGACGGGCAGCCGCGACATCATCAACATCATGTTGGGCAGCCTAGGAACCGGCTGGGCGACGATGTGCGCTTATTACTACGGCTCGTCGAGCGGGGCGTCCTCGCAGAACGCGACCATCCGCAAGTTGGCCGCGAAATGATCGCCGCCATCATTGGCCTGCTGGCCTTCATCATCGGCGGCACTCTCCGCCATCTCCAAGGTGGCCTTGATGCCCAGTTCGGCCTGCACCGTTGGCAGGTCGTCATCGGCTATGGACTGCTGTCGGTGCCCGCCATTGATGCTAATTGGGGCTTGCCGCTGTTTGGCGTGCCCGATTTGGCGTTGCTGAAAGCCTGCGCCATGGCGGCGATGTTCGTCGCCGACATGACGCTGAGCCAGGATTTCAGCAAGCCCTGGAAGGTTCTGTGGCGCTTCGGCGCGGCGCCGGTGCTGGTGGCCCTGCTGACCGGCTGGTGGCCGGCCGTGTTGGTCGGCATCGTCTTGGCGGTTGGCACATGGGCGCTCAAGAGGTGGGGGCCGATGATCCCGCTGTGGAGGCCGATCTTCGACGGGTGGGAAAGCTGGTGGGAGGTGATGATTGGCGGCGTCACCGGCACTGCCTGGGCTCTGGCTCCACTGTTGGGTGGGTAAGTCGTCAGCTATCCCTTGACCGGCGAGCGCTCGAACCCTGACATCCTCTCCGGCCTGAAGGCCGAAGCTTGCGCTCGGGCAAAGAGGGTCACTTCACGGTTTCGGTCAGCGCGATTTTGACGGCTCGCGCCAATTCCTCGATTAGCGCCAGCGCTCGCCCCGGCGTCATTTCGTAAACGTCGGGATCAGCGGCGGGGGCGCGGTCCACCGTCCACATCTCCAGGCGCATCTTGCCGTTGATGGATGGC